CTCGCCCATCTTGGATAGGGCCAACGACGTGCGGTCGAGATCCAGTTCTAACCGCTCCAGGCGACGGGGAGCCCCTTGGATGAGGTCCCCGGCAACCTGGTGCAGGTGTTCCTTGTGATCGGACTGCTCCACCAACTTCATCGCCCGATTGATCAGGTGCTTGAGTCGGTGAGCTTCCACCCGAGCCGAGGAGACGCCCTCCGTGACGAGAGCCCATGCTGCCTGGCTGCTTGCGATTCGATTGGGCACGAGGGTCCTCCAGGGTAGGCCTGTCACCAGCACCTACCCTGGAGCCCCCATAGGGGGAGTACCGAAGAACAGCCCTAGCCCTTCTTGGCTGTAGCCTCAATCCGAGCCAGATGGCTACGGATCTGCTCGGCGACCTTCGGGGACTCCTTCGCACAGATCGCATCGAGAGCCTCGGGCCAGTCACCGTAGAAATCCACGGCCTCCTCAACCCGCTTCTGCCAGTTCCGCTTCGTGTTCCACCCCTCGACGATCAGGGCGATCTCCTCGTCCTCTGTCTTCTCCGGGGGCAGGGCTACCTTCTTACGGGTGGCACCAGCCACCGCAGCATCGGGCAGCAGATCGGCCAGGTCGTCCCCGTACATGGCCTCGTCCACATCCCCCGTGGCCCCACTCTCACGAACATCGTCGATGCCGACGTTGCCCTTGCGAGAGATCTGGGTCGTCTGCCGGGCACGGAGCGCTTGGGGCTCGTGCGTGTGGGCGGGGTCCGCGATGACCTGAGCCCCCGTCTCCCGACCAGTGGGAGTTGAGGCCACTGCCCGACCAACCTGCACCGGATGGGAACTCGCCGACTTGAGGACGTTGACTGACTTGACTTCACCGGCCTCAACTACGCCCTCACCGACGGTGGCGCCAGCCGAGAACGCATACTTCCTCCCGACCGGCACACCACCAGCGTCATCCTCGATGACCTGGTACTTGCCCAGCTTGCCAGCCCGCCGGGTGCCCTGATTGGCCTCCGCTTGTCGATTCCCGCCCATCTCCTCACGAGACTTGCGGGGGTCCCGTGCCTCCAACTCCGCGTGACGAGCTGCGATCCGCTGCTGGTTGATGCGCTCAGCCCGTGCGACATCCGCACGATCCGAAGGGGAGATCTTGTCGTGACCACCACCCGAGGAGTGCACCGGGCGGGCCTGCATGTAGGTCCGCTGGGTGTGCTCCATCAGAGCAGCCTCGATGTCCGGGTCCACGTCAGCCGCGTTCTGCGGCGGTGGGGCATCCGGATTCGAGTCCACATCGAAAGCACTGATACCGATGTCCTGCTTGCGCTGCTGACGGGTCGAGCGCAACTGGGCCAGTCGGTCCGTGTTCCCGTTCTGGGCAGCCTGTCGGATCTGCTTCTGCTCATCCAGCGTGCTCACCAGGGCCTCATCCTCGGAAGCCTCACCCATCGAGAACTCGTCCCCTCGGTCACGGGCCTCTGGTGTGGCGTGACTGACCTTCACACCCGCCGCCTTGGACTTGTAGGTGGTGTGCTGATCGGACTCTGGCACGAACCAGTCACCTTCCAGGGCACGAAGTTGGGGCACCGAATACTCTGTACCGCCGTACCGAATGGTGTGCCCATCGTACTGGAAGATGTCATCCATCAGGATGTCCATCTCGTACTTGCCAACGTGGATCTTGTTCGTGGCCCGGAAGGACCGGAACTCGCCTCGTGCGAACGTACTCATCTATGTCCTCCATCAGGAGTGGGGTTCCCCTCACGGGGCATCAGGGCACCTTACCCGGCCAACTTGCGCGCCTGATCAGGCCGCAGGTAGATCTGTACCCGCCCCAAGTGCTAAACCATCCAGGCAGGCATCAAGACTGTCTCGAATCACAGGCAGAAACGAGTTGCGAACAGAGACCTTCAACGCCACCTGAGCCCGATTCTCATTCTCTGAGTATACCAGGAACTCCAACAGGCACCGCCCAGGGCCACCCTCGCACAGCCGAAAGGCGTTGCTGTAGACTCCCAGTGCTTTCCGTGGGTCCACATGGACCTCACACTCCACCCGGGCTTGTCTCGGCATCGTGGTCACCTTTTCGAGCAGGTAGACCTCTATACCCGTGAAACCAATCTGAGGGAGCGAGGTCCTGTGAACCCGCCCACCGGGTAGAGTAGCCATCAAAGGAGACTCCCCATGAAACCACTCTACGTCGTTGGCTTCCTGTTCACCCAAGACGGCTCCCAGGTCGTCCTCATCCAGAAGAACCGTCCCGTGTGGCAAGCAGGGAAATTCAATGGCCTCGGGGGCAAGCTCGCTCCCTCCGAGAGCTGGGAGGACGCCATGAGCCGGGAGTTCAAGGAAGAGGCCGGGGTGCTGATCCCACCCGGGGACTGGCAACACATGGCCACGCTGTTCAACGATCACTTCGAGTGCAGGTTCTTCCGGGCCTTCTCGGATCTCGCGCTGAACGCCCAGACGATGGAGACCGAGAACGTGTCCATCGTCCCTGTGAAGAACGTCATCAACCTGCCGATCGTCACCAACCTGCACTGGCTGATCCCGATGGCCCTGGATGAAGGACTACACTTCCCCGTCGCGCCCATCAAGGATGGCCCCTGAACGCAAAAAGGGCCGGTTCCCCGTGAGGAACCGGCCCTGAGTGTTGACGGCCAGTGGGGGCGGGCCAACACCCTGAAACGACGAAACCCACCGTTTTCCGAGGAAAAGACGGTGGGTTCGTGTTCTGGCTTGGGCGACTTTGGTGTTTGAAGACCACTCTCGCCGGTTGCCCCCATCCTCCCGAAGGAGGTCACCGTTGCCGTGTAGCTCTCGCTAGGTTGGCTTTGGTGAGATGGGTCGTGATGAAGGTGATGGACCCTTCGTCCCCATCGCGGGTTTGGGCAGTATATTTCAACTGTCCTGGGATTGGGTAGTAGGCCCCTCTCCCATGACGCTTACCGCTAAGCGTCCCATCGTTGAGGCTGATTGCGAGTCAACCCCTACTGCCGTTTCCCAGTGACCAAGAGCTACTTGATATGGTTGAAACGGAGGCTCCGCCAGGTTTCCCCTTTGGAACGAGTTCAGGTGGCTGCCTGAACCTTCCGAGCGAGACAGTGTATAGGGGCCTCCCCTGTACCTGGTTCCCTTCGGGCCGAAGGCGTCTCCGCCAGCGACGAAAAGGGTTCTAACCGAGGTGCCCCCGAGCGTCAACACCTTTTTTCGTGAGGTGCGATCTTTTCTAAGGAGCCTGCACGGGGACGGTGTAACTCGGTGTAATCAAGGTCCTACCGTCGTCACCGACGATTGGAACAACAAACTGTTCCAGTAGGTCCGGGTCCCAGGGGGACGGGATGTCCCACGCAGTGGACACGGTAGCCACGTACACCATGTCCCCGGGCGAGAACACGTCATAGTCGGCAGCAGTTAACCCATCAGGGAGTCCAACAGTTGTATCGACGATGACCGACGGGGAGTAGAAAAACGTCTTCATCCATGCTCCAATCGACGGTGCGCTGTCATGGGGCGCATAGTAGAAAGCGATCATGTATCCCACCGGAGAGACGGCATCGCAGTTCGACTCATACCAGGAACCCGTGCATGGCGAGTATTTCTTCGGATCCTTATAGTAGTAGGGGGCTCCTCCGACCTCAAGATGGCCAAAGCTCCCGGTGCACCCAGCAGAAGGTTTCATCTCCCCAGGGAATTCCTCAAGATAGCAGTCCGCATCGGTGAACAGCCAATCCTTTGGATCCTCACCATCGGGGACCAGACCAAGGTCCACTACGTGCATCTTGATCGCCCGCTTGGTCTCGGTGGTCACGGTCACGCCGGGAGCCACAAGGTGAATCTCAACGGAGAAGCCGTGAAGGGGGAGCGGGGTGGCCGTGTCCTCGGGCTCGGTGTCGGCAACCACTGTATCCGTCACCGTGTCCGCGACCACTGTATCCGTCACCGTGTCCGCGACCACTGTATCGCTACTGGTGTCGGTCAGCCCTGCCGTGTCGGTATCCGCAGTGTCCTCAGCAGTGTCGGCAGCGACCTGGGTGTCGGTATCCTCCGTGTCCTCGGCAATGATGTCGTTTCCGGCGTCATCCGTGTCCTCGGCAACCAGGGTGTCCGAATCGACCGTGTCATCACCGGCCAGGGTGTCATCAGTGAGGAGGGTGTCATCAGTGAGGAAGGTGTCATCAGCGAGGAAGGTGTCCGTCTCCGTGTCCCCACCGTAGGCATCACCACCGAGCACGTCAGGCTGATCGGTGTTAGTATCGTAGGGGCTCCACGCGCGATCCGCCTGGATGCACCCCATCATCAGGGGGGCCATCAACAGAGCTGTTAGGGTCGAGCGGAACATGGGGTCCTCCTAGTTACAACCCTACTACGGACCACGTCCGCATCTTGAGCCCCAAAAATGAAAGATCTTTTTGGGGCTCAAGTCAAACCACAGGTCCGTAGTAGGGGTGTCGATGGAAACACCCCCACACAGGAGACCCTATGATGCGCTAACCCAATCCCCCATTATGAAACTTGTAGAGAAAGCCGTCGGGTTGCGCCCCGGCGGCTTTTCCCGTTTCGGGGGCTCAACTCTTTCCCCCCTCCCGTAGTAGTCGCAGTCGCGCACAACCCGACAGGAGAACACTGATCCCATGAACGTTTCCGCACTTCTCAACGCCATCATCGCCCGTGCCAATGCCCTGGAGCATCTGGCCACGGAACAGCGCAACGAAGCCGAACAGCTCCGCAACCTCATCTTCGGTGCCCCCGAAGTCGAGGCGGAGCCCGACGCCGAACCGGAGCCCGCACCGGTTCCTGCCGAGGCCCCGAAGCCGAGGCCCCAGCCGGCCGCCGTCCTCCCGAAGGCCCCGTTCATCCCCAAGCAGCCCCCGCTCCAGGAGATCAAGGACCTGGCCGCTGAGGTCGGCGTGGACGTGAGTGACCTGTTCCCGGCCGGCGGAACGAAGCCCACCAAGGCGACCAAGTCGGCCGCCATGGCCCGCATCTTCAAGGCGAAGAAGGACGCGGCCGAGATGGCGAGGCTGGTCGAGCAGGATGAGGCGGACAAGGCTGCCCTCCTCAACTCGGACATCGGCACGGACGAGGAAGAGGACATCGACCTGGGCGACCTGGGCGACTGACCCAAGCACGGGTCACCAGGGCTCAAAGCTCCTGGTGACCCGTAGGGCTAGGGCTTCACGAACAGATCGAACAACCCCCCATCGGCAGCCTGTGCTGCGATGGCGGCACGGACCTGTAGGTCCGGTCCATAGGCTCGGGTGTAGTTCAGGGCACGACCGCGCCCTGGATGCAACTGATCCCAGTTGGCGGCCTTGTTCCCGATCCGAGGACTCCCATCACGTATTTCATCTCAGGGCCATCCAGTCCAGAGTTAAGAGGTATACCCCGTTTCCTCGGATGAGGAACCCCTGCTTCAATCAACAAGCCCCATACCGCAGTTGCGAAACACCCACCCACCACCGAGGTATCTAGTCTAGGGCCAAAGCCCAACTAACTGCCTGAAATGATTGAATCCAACTAATTTCTCGCAACTGCGTTAAACTACCGCCGTTGCCACACCAAGATCGGTTCACCCCCTGACCTCCGGTTCAGGTTCGACAGAGGCATCATCAATGTCTCAACCTCGACCAACCCAGCCAACCGAAACTCCTCGCGTGCCGTCTCCACCAGAGGATGAACAACATCCTTGTCCTTCACATCTGCGATGTTCATCACCCAGTGGCCACCCGACACCAAGGCTTCTGCCCCACGATGAATCATCGGCTTCAAGAATCCATCCCGCCAACTCTCAAACGTCCCGTACTCCGACCATGACTGGTCACCACCCACGTATTGCTCTTGCTGGAAGTACGGCGGTGACGTGAACACCATCTGCACAGGTGGGGGGCTGAACTCCTCCGCAGGACACAGATGGATCTCTGTCTCATCAGAGGCCCCTAACCATTCTGCAAGCCTCAGGTTGCCATCTACTGTGGCCTCCGCCACGTCCGTCGCGACGTAACGGACACCTGCGGCTACCGCACCAACCAGTCGGCCACCGAAGCCTGCACAGGGGTCCCAGACGCTATCTCCCGGCTTGCAGTAGCGCTTGTACAAGGCAGCGGCCACCGCGGGACGGAAGATGGTAGGGGTGCGGGCGTTAGCGCACACAGCCTTGAGAACCCGTGGCGGGGTCACCGGGTCACCAACCTTGAACTGCCACTTGATGGCACGCTTCATAGCCTTGGGGTCGTGCCACGCCTGTAACGCCGATGCATTCCCCTTATACTTGGCCTGGTAACGATTCGGGAAGAACGAGTAGCACAGGGACAGTCCCAAGGGGCTGTGATCCAGGACCGCCTCTTTCGCTCGAAGGCTCCGCATCTTCTTGTCACGGACAAGACTGGACACCTGCTCAGGGTAGGGGAATTTCACCTTCCCCAGGATGGCCTGAACATCCAGAATCCATGCTTCCTGTGTGGGGGAGTCTTGGGCCCTCCACAAGGAAGTGTCCGGGTATTTCACTTCCAACTGCACACCACCATCCGGGAGGAAATCCTTCGACTTGGGACCCGTCTTGAGGGGTGGGTGACCCGCTTCTCGGATTCTTCGGTAAATGGTTGCCTTGTGCACCCCGTAGACCTCTGCAACCTCTTGACCAGTGAGGCCACTCTTGATCAGAGTGTGCATCTTGTCCCCCTCATGCCCAAGCAACAAAGGGCGTGCTGTCACCAAGGGCTGGGGGCCCGTCAACCAAGGGGCAGATGTCTGGGGCCTACCTTTGGGGGGGTTGTAAGCAATCCCCATCTTTTGAAGTTTGCGACGCAGCGTGGAGCTACCTACGCCTAACTCACGAGCCATCCGGTCTATCGGGACACCCTTGGCAACACCATCCAGAAGGTCTACCTCTGTCAGCCTCTTCCGAACCTGATAGTGGGGCCCCTGGAAACCAAACGTGAGTTTGTAAGCCATGCAGGCAGGGATATGGGGGGTGACAATCTCCAAGAACCGTTCTGCGGTGTCCTCTCGTTCCATGTGGAACGTCCCCGTCTTCCCCTGCCGTGTCTGCCAACGCGGCTTCAGCCCAAACTTCTCGAAGATGGCCTGAGCCACCTGATGGCTGGCCTTGTCCGCCCCAAAAATGATTCCAGGCCACCAACCAGCGGTCCCGTCATCCAGATACCAGATGGCCAGAGCAAAATCATCCACGAGGTCCACAACCTCAGGTAACAGTCGTTTCCATCCCTTGTGGTGATCCGCGTAGAACAACTCCTGCCAAGAGTTCAAAGAACCATGGGCACAAGTGCGCATACAGAACTGAGGATAGCCCTCCTTACTGGGGACTGCATACACCGGGGGGTCAAACTTGACCCAGTCACCCCACTGCTCAGTCTTCCACTGTAGGTAAGGCACCTGCTCCTCACAATGCCCCTCAGTGTAGTAGGTGGCATTGACCTGACGAACAAGGCGACCGTCACCCAGCATAGAGCCCACCAACAGAGATTGGAGCCTCCCCTCAATGGGGAGGACCTGATTCCGCTCCCATTTCGGGATGGCTGTGATCTCGAAACGGTTCCTCCAGTTCTGCACACGTTTCTTGGTAGTGCCCAGATGCTCTGCGATCTGGAGGTCCGTGAGTTGTTCATCCTCGACCATGGCTCGAAGGGCTTCGGGAGACACGGGGCATGGGATTGCTTTCATGCAAAGGATTATACACAGGTAATCCTCCAAGGTGCAGCTGAAATGAGGATGAGAAGTTCGGAAGAATGCGTCCATTCTTAGTGTGTCGGTCAACCAATGCACGCAACATAACCTACAGCCCAAGCCCTGTTTGAATGGGTGTGGTGCTTTTAACTCCAAAAGCAAAACGCCCCCTCAACCGGAGTTGAGGGGGCGTTTTGGAAAGCGCGCTGGGGAAACCCGTTTAGTTCAACGGGTTTTCAGGTCAGCGGGTGACCGTCAGACGAGCCAACCCACGGGGGTTGTAGGCTCCGAGGCCCAAATTTTCAAAAATCGAGAAACCAATCATCCGGCGCTTCGGGTCGTCGGCCGAGAGGACGGTCAGCTCGGTACGGACGGGGATCCGACCGAACATCTCGGGCTCACAGCAGAGGTAGACCGTACCGTTGGGGACGAGACGGCTGGTGACGACGTTGGCACCGTAGATCACACCCTGGAGACCGGTCTTGAGCAGGGTTGCCTGGGACTCGATGTCGAGGATGTCGCGGCCGAACTTGCGGATGTCCGCGTAGTCCCTGGCGTTCATGTAGATGCGGGCGACCCGGAGGTCATGCCGCTCGATGAGCGCGAAGGCATCCGCGAGGACCGCACCCGAGATGGGGGCGATGACCGGGATGTCGGCGTTGAGCTGACCGGGGAGGCTGTCGAAACCGGCAGTGGCCACGGAGTCGAGAACGGCGAACACTCGCTCGTCCTCAGCGGCCTGGATCTGCGCACGCCCGAGGTCCTGGGACCGCTCGATGAGATCGAAACGGCGCTCCTTGATCTGGGTGAGCGGGATCTCCGGGTTCGAGGCGATCTCGAACAGCGGGAAGATGACACGACGGGGCTTCGTGACGGCGAGGATATTCTGACCCTCTTCGCCGACCACGTATGCCGTGACGTCGGGGTCCTTGTCGTAGATCGGCAGCGCGCCGTCGGGGAGCTGCTCGACCAGGAAGGTCTTGCGGCCCACGGCGGCGTAGTCGCGACGAGTACGCAGGGGCTGTGTCATCGAGGCAGCGAGCTTCGCACGACCCTGGGGGGTCTTGATGTACTCGCCGATGATCTTCTGCTTGACAGCGTTGGTGACACTCATGACGGTGACCTCCTCAGATCCGCTGGTCGTAGACCAGGTCGCCTTGGGTTGCATCGGGGGCCATCTTCACGATGCCGATGACAGTGGGCTGGAGGTTCTGCACCGTGGCAGCGTGGATGTCCCCCTGCTCCCAGAGCTGAGCATTGGAGTTGGCATCGTCGGCCGCGAGGGCGTTGGTGAGGTAGCCGTTCTTCGAGGCGAAGAGCTTCTGGCCGACGTTGTACGCCGTCAGAGCCACACCGTCGGCGAGCGACTTGTCCTCAAACAGCGTGTTGCCGAACGTACCCTGACCCGAGACGTATGGGTTCTTGCCCGAGGCCGTACCCGGCGTGTTCTCGAACGCATTGCCGTTCGCGCTGTTGATGAAGACACCGAGGATGCCGACGTTGCCTGTGCCAACGGCCGGAGGTCCACCGATGAAGTTGCTGCCGCCGCCTGCATCGCCGCGAGCAAAACAGACCGAGCCGCTCAGAACGCCCGAAAGCGTCTGATCGACCTGAGCCGTGATTGCCGTGGCCACCTGGGGTGGGTTCGTCTGAGTGAAGGCATCATCGGTCAGCACGCCTACTGAGTTCGCAATCCCGAGGTTCAGGATCCGCAGCGCGCTGCTCGACTCCGTCCATCCACCGCTTGCCTGTCCGAGCAAAGGCATTTCGCCCTCCTTGCTCCCTGTTTACAGGGTGTGGTTTCTGGTGACCTTGCCCGGCTATGCGGATGGGGTCCGGTTCTGCCTCCCTCTGCGACATGCTGAGTTTGGCCTTTACGTCTATATGTGGAGGGCTATCGGCTAAATAGTGGGGATTCCTCAAAGAAACCCCCCGTTCCACCAACCTGCCTCCGATTATCGGAGGCAGGTTGGGGAGGGGTTCAACACCCGATCAGGAGAACGAGCCGCTCACGTCGGGGTCGGAGGCCCAGAGGTTCGACAACTCGTGGATGTCACCGTTGGCCGAGGCGGCCTTGGAGCGGACAGCACCGACGGTCTTGACGCCCTTGCTGGCCTTCTTGGGCTGGGGCTTGAGGATGCTGGCCAGGCGAGCGCTGGCCTCCTTGTCGGAGTCCCCACCCTCGTCGTCGGCGTCCTCATCGTCCGACCCGAAGACCTCACGGAAGGCGGCCTCATCGGCGGCAGTCAGGTTGGTCCCGTCTGCCAGACCCATCGGGTCGAACCCGGTGGCGAAGAAGTGAGCATCGGCCTCCTTGTCGGAGCCGTCCTCATCATCCTCGTCCTCGTCCTCGTCGTCCGAAGCCTTCTTCTTGCCGGCCTCGACACCCTCATCGTCGTCATCGTCGGCGTCGGGCTCGTCCTCAGCCTTCTTGGCGGCCTTCTTGGCCTGGGCGGCCTTCAGGACCATCAGGGCCTTCTTGGCGGCCTTCTTGGCGGCCTCGACCTCGGCATCCGCGTCGTCCTCGTCCTCATCGTCGTCGGCCTTCTTGGCCTTCTTGCCGGCGACCTCGACGTCATCCTCATCCTCGTCGTCCGAGGCCTGAACACGCATCGCGGCGAGCATCTCCATCTCGTCATCGTCGAACTCGTCGCCCATCAGGTCGTCGCCGCAGGCTTCCTTGTCGGAGCCCTCGTCCTTCTTCTTCTCGCAGTTGTCACGAAGCGCCTCGGGGAGCTTCTCGCAGCCGGCGAGGACCTCGTGGCGAGCGATGATGCCGTCACGGTCGGTGTCCATCGAGGCGAACATGGCACGGGGGCCACCCCAGTCCTCGGCGGTCACGAAGCCGTCGCCATCGCTGTCGAAGGCATCGAACATCGCCATCACGGGGTTGGCGGCCTTGTCGTTGATGTTCGAGATGGCCTTCTCTTCCGCCTTCTCCTGCTCAGCCGTCTCGCCAGAAGCACCGATGGTCTGACCATTCGGGTCGTTCTGGCTGGCTGCGGCACGGAGTGCCTTCAGCTCGCTCTCCATCGCGGAGAGACGGGCCATCAGACCCTCCGTCCCGTCGTCGAGATCCATGTCCATCCCGTCGTCGAGACCCATGTCCATCCCGTCGTCGGGGAACATCCCCATCAGCTCGTCCTCCATCCCCATGAAGTCCCCACCGAGACGCCCGATGCTGGCGTCGAGAGCGGAGTCGTCCATGGACATGAACCCGAAGGCCTGGTCCTCGATGGCATCCCAGGACGCCTTACGACCGTTGGACGTGAGGGTGGCCTTGGCGAGCACGAGGGCCTTCGCCGACTTGCGACGGACCATCTCCATGAGGCTGGCCTGGCGACCGACCTGACCCTGGTGGGCCGGGTGATCCTGGTCCTCGACCCCGTAGCCGGGAATCGCGGGCGGGCCGCTGTCCCCGTAAGGGCCGGGGTGGACGTCCTCGGCGAACTCGGACGGGCCTCCGATCATGTACGGGGCCGAACCCGGGTCATCCTGATCATGAGCCGGGTGATCCTGGTCCTCAACTCCGTAGCCGGGAAGTGCGGGGGGTGCAGCCGCCTTGCGGTCAAGGGCTGCCCACGTCATGCGCTGACGAATGCTCATTGCATGTCTCCTTTGATGTGGCGACTGCCAGGTGAAACTTGAAACCCACTTCGAGCCTGGCCTCGCCGTGAGATGAGCTTGCCGAGCCTGATAAGAACTCTTGCTTCGGCGGTGGTGGGCTTACGGCCGAGAGCCGCCTGACAAGCCCGTGCAAACTGATTCAACGACTCGTAGCCCTGAACGGACCCCAGTCGAAGAGCAGTCCGGTACAGGGGCACGGGGATAGACACCCCGTACTCCTGGTTCAGCAGTGCAACCTTGTCGAGCAGAGCCACATCACTGGATGCGGTCCGGCAGAGGAAACCCAGGGTGGCCCCATACACGAGATTGTGCTCGCTGGGCACCAGGTCATCCATCTCTGCTTGCTTGACCAGATTGTCGTTGGGAGCCGTTGCGGCATCCTCGGGACCAAGGGCCTCATCAAGGTCCTTCTGGTCCATGTCCTTCTTGAGCTTCTTTCGCACCCGGTCTTTCAGGTGTGTCTCAAGCTCTTCCTCAACGTCCTCGAAAGGACCCTTCTTGGGCTCTTCCCTGGCAGGGGCTGCATCATCAGCCGGAGCATCTTCTTCGTCACCCCAACCAGCCATGAAAGAGTCACCATTGCCAAAGGCAATGGCTGCGGCCTTACGGCGCTGTCCCTTGGTCCACTGCTCGGGAGGGGTCTGGAGGATGACCGAAGCTGCTTTGCCCAGATCATCTCCCTTGTGGATGGCAAGAATGTTCCGAAGCACTGCACCAGTGAACGCCGGGGTTCCTACCCACGATGCCTCGATGAACTGATTGCCACCGGTGGGGTCCAGGCTAGGATGCCCGCACAGCTCCGCGACCCGATGCTGCCGACCCTGCTCGTCGAAGAAGGTGTTGCCCTTCTCGTATTTGATGTGGGGACACATCTCGGTCTCGTCCGCTGCCCAGTGCCCGCACTTGGTGCAGATGGTGCCATCGACAGTGCAGCCCATGGACAGGGTGCTCATCTTGCCGGACTCGATGGCCTCTACCAGGTCCTCGTGCTTCCGGTCCGTCGCGATGAGGATGTCCACATAGACCGTGTCACCGAGGTCTCGGGCCACTGCATCAATGATGCGTCCCTTGCTCAGCTCCTCGACCTGGACGTGCTCGACGAAATTGTGCCCACCGATGAAGGTCCGGTAGCTCTTGAGCAGAACATCCCGGTCCCAAGCATCGAGGTTGTTGTTGATGTACTTGTCAGCACCGAGCTTGACCCGGAAATTGCCAAACTTCCGATTGACCCGGAACCCACCCTCCATCACCGACCCGAGCTTCGCATTGGGTGGGGCGTAGGTATCCACCGATGCAACGATGGTCACATGGGTGAGTAGGTAGTCCTTCGGGACGAAAAGCTTTCCAAAAATCTCGGATGCCCGGTCGATGAGGTTCTCACTGACCTCTGCCGATGCCTTGGCTGCTTTGCGGACCTTGGCCCAGCCGGACCCGTTGACGTTGGGCGTTTGGATGGAGCCCCTGGCGAACTTCAAAAAAGCCATCAGCCCACCGCCTTCTTGTTACGGTTGGCCAGGAACTTCTTGCCCTTGGCAGTGAGCTTCATCTCAGCCTTGCCCACCATCTCGGCAATGCCGAACTTGGTGAACTTGGTGAGGTCCCTCTGCTCCATATGAACTGTAGAGACCTTGCCCTTCTCAGCCATCGTCTCCAGAAATCCGATCTGGTGTTTGTCCAGACCAAGGTCCTGGATGCTGGCCTTCTTACCGGCCTCGATCGTCTCGTCCCAGTCATCTGAGAGACCATCCTCGGACCCGTCCGCGAAATCATCGAGGTAGTCGGGGTCACCGATGATGTCCTCACGCTTGATCAGGAACAGGCAGGTCGGGCATCCCAGCAGTCTGTGGCTCTTGCCCTCGGACCGCTTGTAGTTGGCCGGGCGAAGGAAAATGGGATTCCCCTCCTCATCCGCTTTGCACTTGGGGCAAATGTACTTGCCGTCTTCGCACTCGACCTTGCTGCCCCGGTAGTGACGGTCCTTGCCGGCCCAGTAGAGGGCGGACTTCACGTAGGCCTGAGCCACTCGGTCGAGGACTTCAGCAGCCGTCTTGGCAGGCCCACCTGGAACACTCACCGTCCCGGCACCGCCGGGAACGGTTGTGTTCTCCACACTGGGTGGGATAGCGATCACATTGGTGACCCGCTGCAAGTCCTCGACCGAGTAGCGACCTGGTCCCCAGGGGAACTCCAGGTCCACTTGGCCGATGCCGGGCCAAACAGCAACCACACGCCCCGCCTGGGACTCATCCGTCGCGCCGCCGGCAAGCGGAAACGCGAGGTCACCAACAGAGAACTCGCGGGCTCTCTGTTGGTAGTCCAAGTAGGCGGTGGCTTGGTGCTGCTGTCCCATTATTGACCTTCTACCTTGGAGGCCGTTCAGACAGGCTTGGCGAGACCAGCGAGGATCTCAGTCATTCGAGCGAGCTTCCCGGCAGCGGCCGAGGGCACGTCATTCGCCAGGTGCGGCAGGACATGAGCCGCCGCCCGCGTCAGAGCCGCGAGACGATCCTCGTTCTCCGAACCCTCCAACAGGCGGGTCTGGAACTGGAGGACATCGAGACCGGTGGAAGCCAGCTTGGTGCCGAGTGCTTGAACACCCGCATCCTGGCTGGCAGCACAACGGCCTGCGGCCTTGTTGATGTCCAGGTACAGGGCTGCCATCTTGGTGCCCAACTCCAGGGCAGCCTGGATGCCAGGCTTCGCGGTCTGGCGCTCGGAGCCATCAGGCAGCTCGCCCCCTTCCTGCTTCTCCCGCAGCTCGCGGTTCTCCTGCTGGGTGAAGTGCCCGTTCATGTAGGACTCGTCACCCTCTTGCTCCTGGGGACCCGACTTCTCCTCGCCGATCTCATCGGGGTTTTCCCCCTGATGGGCCGCGTTGAGGTCGGGCTCACCCGTGAGCGCGAGCTTCGAGATGTCGATGCCGGCTCGCTTGGCGATGTGGTCGCTGAGCAGGTCGCACTGGTAGGCGAACTTCTTGGCGATCTCAGGCTTGATGCCGTAGATGGCAGCCTGAGCGGTGATGAGGTTTGCAGCCTTGTCCAAGACAACGCCCGCATCCTGTGCAGCCTGCTTGGTGAGCTTCATGGCCATATGGTGATCCTCCGTGTCCGATGCCGAGGTGGACAGCACAGGGCACACAGTGGCCCTTCGCTAATACCTCTGGCGTATAGGGGAACTATGCAAAAAACTCGCAGATCCATTTTCAGGGACCTTCCTCTCCTCCAGACCCCGCAAGAACCGCTTTCTCCATCTCCGAAAACTCTTCCGGGGTCATCTGCTCGATTCTTTTCCGCTCAGCCGGATCCGTGACTCCTTCGAGAAAGTCCCTCTTGCGTTCCGCGAACGGGCGCTCGGGCCGAAGGGTCTTGTCCTCCGCCAGCTTAGGATCCGCTCCGGCTGCAATGGCCGTCATCACTGCAACGGGGACGTCCTGCGGGTTGGGCTTCTCGTCCATCTCGGACAGAGCATCCACGATGCCCTGAGCCTGAGCCTGCTGGATCTTCTGAGAGCCGTCCTTCATGCAAACGGCAGCCTCTTCTCCGCTATCCAGGCACTTCTTCAAGAACTCGTCACAGGCTGCATTCATGTCTTCCCGGCTGGCATCTTCCAGATCCTTGGCCACCTGGTCGTAGACCTCGGAGCTGTTGCTTGGATCCTTCTTCTGACGAGCGATGCTGGCCGCTACCCCCTGCACGGTCGTCATCGAGTTGACACTCATGTCGAGGAGGAGAGACCTCAGGTATTTCTTCACGTCGTCGGACAGTTCACTGTTGCCCAGTGCATCTGCAAGGGACTGCCAGGGGGCATCCTTGGACATCGTGACCAGGTCCTCATCACTGAGCTTCCCCATAGCATCCCGCACAACTTCCCGGCCTTCCGCCTGGTACATCTGCGTGGGATCCTCCAGAAACAGCATCTTGGCACTGTTCTGCTTGACCATTTGCTTGAACAGCACCTTGAGCTTGCTGTTCAGGGGCTCTCTCAGCAACTTCCCATTGGCCCACTTCACGTCGAAAGGCTCATCGTTGAGCACAGACGCAGCGTGCAGACCGTCGATGATGGAGTTCAACTCCTTGGCCTCTGGAGAGTCCGGAGTCATACCCTTGAGCTGCTGTACGGCGTTCTCAGCGATCTTGAGCCGGTGCTCCGGGGTCACCCTCCGGTAGAGCTTCATCGCCTGCTCTGCCCGAGACGCCAGAGCGTCACTGTCCATCGGTTCCGACGACAGAGGCTTCCCGCCCAAGTGACTGGGGTCGAGCAACAGGTGCTCCTGAGCCTTGGCCTGCACAAAGGCCCGTGCCACAGCTTCAGGACTTGATGTGTCCAGGTGCAGGAAAGGGTCCTTTCCCAGCTCCTGCATCATCTGAACCGTGACATTCTCATCCGCAAGCTCCTTGCGCAGGCCACGCATCTCCACCTGGTAGGCCGCATAGAACTCAGGTGACTCCATCATCACCATCACCTGAAGGGCCATGTCCTCTGACAGGATGCCGTCCTTCTCAAGGGACGCTGCCAACGTCTCTGTCTCATTCTTAAACCGAGCCTTGTCCACCTTGGCCTGCTCGGCCTTCTGCTTCTTCTTGGCCTCCTCCGCCGCTGGGTCCGCCTTGCCATCCGCATCGGCAGTTCCCTTGGCGTAAGCTGTGGCCTGCTCCTTGGCCTTGTCATCCTCACCGAAAGTGTGGGTGACACCCTTAGGGTTCATTGCCACCCAGACACCGGACTCTGCCTGCCAGACATCCCCCGCCTTGTGCTTGCCCTCTTCGGCAATCAGCCTACGCACCCATCGGGAACCCACCCGAGCCTCTTGTCCCTTCCACCAAGTCCCACGGGACTTGTCCCAGCCTCCCCGTGCTGTCTCGAAACTGAACTCCCGAATCGGGTACGTCACAGACTGGGCTGCAAAGTCCATGTCCAACGAGACACGAGCGGCATGAGCGTGGGTGGTTGTCACCCCTCCGGCTGATTGGAACCACAAGGTCCCCTTCTTCCCGGTCTGGGGGTCCTTCACCCGCCAACCCAAACCAATGTCGAGAACACGGTACTGGTGGCCCACCAAAGTCACCACAGCGTCAGACTTCTGAGCCCGCTTCTTATAGTTCTGGCTCAGGTCCTTGTCACCGTCCGCTCCGAAGCTCTCGATGTCAGGGTCATCCTCCCGCATCCTGTGTCGGCGGAGGTCATTCCGGGGAGGCTTCTTGCTTGGGTTCTTGTGATGCAGTTCCCGGACGTCCTCATCCTCTTTCTCGGCGTGGGTCTTCGTGCCCTCGACGAACCATCGGGCGGCAAGACGACGAGAAGGCTGAGTCAATCCCTTGCAGTCCGGGCAGAGATTAGTCGTCTCAACCCGTGGACCCAAGCACCGACACTGGCTGACCGCCCCGCACTTGGGACAGATGTTCCGGTAGTGCTGCGGCTGTGACCCCTGCTTGTTGAGCCTCTCCTTGACGGTCCCGTCCCGCAGGAAGTTGTCCTCGATGCCAGGCACGAGATACTGGCTGCGCAGAGTGCTGGCCTCGTGGCCCACCTCAGCGGCGGCCTCGTCCAACGCCTGCTTGAACTCGGCCTTGAGTTTCTTCTGCCGTTCCTTCTTGTCGGTAGGAAGGGTGCCACCCTTGGAGCGGATGGCCTTGAGCTTGGTCTGCATCTCCCGGTTGGCGTGGAGCCCCCGGATGTCCTTGGCCGTGATGTCAAAGGACTTGAGGTACTCGTTGATGCCAGAGGCATCCGTCCCCTCGAACACTGAATCCGACCCCGACTTGCCCTCCAGCGCCTTCTCCAACCCGGCCACGAGTGCAGGGTCACTGGTGCTCTTGGTCTGCTTCACCCCGGACTTGCCCACGTAGGAGATGGTAGCCGTCGAGCCCTTGACGGTGACGTGCTTGGCCTGCCAACCGGTGACGCCGTAGTGACCGTCCTTGGCTGACGCCTCATTGCCAACGCGCTCGAAGGTGTCGTTCATCAAGCCGACGATCAATGCCTTGTGCCGGGTGGCCTCGTCTCCTGACTTGAGGTCCTTCTTGACCTGAGCCTGGAGCTTATGGAGCTTGCCACGGAGCTTCTCGATACGGTCAGCCTTGTCCCGGTGCCGGTTGGCGATCTGCTGATCACTGTACTCGTAGACCGTCGTGGTGCCCTTGCCGTCAGCCTTGGGCACCTCCTTCTTGGACTTGAACTTCCCGGCTGCCAGCCTCCCTGAACCGGAGAGCACGGGGAAAACCCGGTAGATCTCCTTGATGGCCTTCTTCCACTTGCCTGGTGCCTGTTCCCGCCAGACCTTCATTGGGACAAACACGTCCCCGTGAATCACTGAGAGTAGGTAGGCCTTCTGCCTGCTCTCAGCGTCCTCACCCCGAAGATGCTTCTGGGCAGCCTGAATCATGTCCGTCAACTGCGGGTAGAACTCAACGTCATCCAGGAGATAGTTCTCGGCAAAAGTCTTGCTCTCATCGTAGAGCATCCGCTCTTGGCTGTGCCCCGGCGTCTGGATCCGTTGGGGAGGCAACCCACCAGGGCTCCCGAGACTGGCCATGAGAGTCTGAGCAACGTGCTCCATCTCGTGACGGACTGTGTCCTCCAGTGCCTTCAAGGACTGCTTGAACTTGACCTTGATGTTGAGCGTCTTCGTCTTGGGGTCCCAACTGCCCAGGGAAGAGCCCGTTGCCCATCCCAGCACCACACGAAGGATCTTCCACTCCACGGGCAGCTTCTTGGGAAGTGCCGAGGCTGGTGACCAACCACTCAGGTCCATTGGGAACTTACGGACCAGAGGCCGTTTGCCTGCCAAGGGGGGTACACCAGGACGGAGATAAGGCTTCAGCTCAGCCTCATCCCGTTTCGGGTATCCCATCAGGTCGGCGGCGACTGCGGCCTGCACCCATTCCGTGACGTCCGCCACCATGGCCGGGGGTGCCGTCCACAGCCCGGCGGTTTTCTGGGACGCATACCGAAGTGCCCGCACCCCTCCGTCGGAGTTGTGCTGGACTTGAGGCTTGTCCTCCCCGGCCTTCCAAGAGTACCACTGACGTCCCACACGGAACACGTAGCCTAGCACCCCACCACCGTAGTGGTCACCAGGGTCATCCTGAATCCCCTCGAACTCGGTCTGGCCCCAGGCGAACACAGCATAGGCCTCATCAGCCTTGCTGAACCACTTCTTCATCTGAGACGTGAATCGAGCGGTCTTGAGAAGTGAGACTGGGACCACGGTCTCGGTCTCCCCAGAGGCTGCCACGGCATCTGCAAACTGCTGGGTGAACAGCAGAGGCAGGGAGTTGACAGGCACGTTCTTCTCAATGCCATCCCCACCTGTGTCGAGCACGATCTTGTGCGTCACGGCCTGGATGTACCGATGAGCAACTCGGGTTGCCGCCTCCTTGTCCTGCTTGGCCTGAGCCTCATCGTAGCGGACCTTGAACACTTGGACCTCTTTCTTGGCCCCCTGACCGGCATCGCCCTTGGGCTTCTTCCTCACGACGATGGTGGGGTCACCTTTCTCCGTCTCCCCGAAGCCTTCGATGCGACCAGGTGAATTGCGATATTTCCCGAGAAGGACTGGATCCCCAATATTGAGTTCAAACGTCTTTCCCGTCCGGGAAAAGATGCCCGTACTCACGGAGTAGTTCTCTGGCCCAACGGATTTGATCTGAGACCCGTTGTCCACTGGGGTGATTCCGTCGCCAAAGTTCGAGGTTGTCGATCCGGTTGTCGATCTTGTCCCCATTGATATGGTGGACGGTCTCCGTGCGCAGGAGTCTCCTACCGAGGAATTGCTCCATGACATAGCGATGTTCGAGGATTCTCCTGCCCTCGACATTGATGCTGCGGTATCCGTCTCGGTTGAGCCATCCCTCACCCTTGAGGGCTCGCTCTGCGGCCTCCGGGTCACCCTTTCGCTTCCAGAGATAGTAATGGCGCTCGCAGTATCCCTTTGCATAGTGGTATTCGCCACAACCCTCGACGCCACACGTTCGATCGCGTCTGCGAATCCCCTCCAAGGAGCCCGTCCGCCTGAGCATGTTGTAGTGGGTGCGGCAGTAACTCCGAACTGCGGGCTTCTTTCCGCAACCATCAAAGGTGCAAGTGAGAGATGGAGGCAAGTCGCCCACCGGCTCTGGACGTTTCCCTTTTCGGTGTTGTTGGTAGTGCATTGTGCAGAAGCCCCTGGCTTCATGAGCCCGGCAGCATCCTGCCACTGAGCACTGGCGGTCGTGATGTCGTTCTGATCTTGGTCGTCCCATGACACCAATGTATCAGCACCCTGAATCTGCAACCTGTTCTTGTACTTGCCCATCAGGACCGGGTCCCCGACGTTCAACTCGAAAATCTTGGCCGTCCTGCCTCCCTTGAGGTCATCACGGACTCGCTGGGTCAGCCGGCGGCCATCCGAGGCCAGAGCGGGATCATCCAACAGGTGACGCCGTGCATAGTCCTGCACCTGCCGCACCGCTGCACCCTTGAGGTTGAACTCTGCCATCAGGGTCTTGGTGTCGAGCACCTTGCCCGGCTGGTTGAGCACCCGCACATACTGGTCAGAAGCAGCGTGAGACAGCCCTACCGTCACCTCACGCACACGAGCCATCTGATGAGCGTCGAGGAACGTGAGTCGCTTCCCACTCGGGAGACCCAGATCCATCAGGTCGAAAATGAAATCGACCTTCGCCTCACGATCCACCCAGTTCCCCAGGGAGTCACGGAACACCTTGTCCTTCTGAGCGATCTCCTTGATCACGTCGAGGAGCCCGAGCTTCTGCATCTCCAACAGAGCCCTCTTGCCCGTGGGCTCCTTCAAGAACGTGTTGATGAGCATCCCACTCAGATGAGCGGCAGGGATGTTGTGGAGCTTCGCCTTGTTCTTCTCGATGCTCTGCTTGACCTCGGGGGACAGCTTGAATCCGTACTTGATCAGGAACTTGATGGCCCTGATCATCCGGCTCGGGTCGTCTGAGAACGTCTTATCCGGGCTGGACGGGCACCGCATCATCCCTTCTTGGAGGTCCTTCAGACCACACCCAGAAAGGTCAAGAATCTCAGCCTTTTCCGGGCCTTCAGCCAGATCGTGCAGACGCCAGAGAAGGCAGTTGAACGTAAATTCACGACGACACACATCCTGCTCAATGGTCGCGGGTGTGACCTTGTCCGGGGTGTATCCCCCCTGGCCGTAACTCTCCGTCCGAGCATTCGCAATCTCGATGTCTTCACCACGCAGGTTGGCTTCCCCAAGCATCCAGTCACCGACGATGTGCATCAGAGCCACACCGTACTGGTTGGTCGTGATGTTCGTCTTCGCGGGGATCGCTCGGGCCACTTCCTTAGCGAACCACTCGGAGTCCTTGCCAGTAGCCACAGAGTCGATGACGACGTCGATGTCCTTCACAGGATACTTTTGCCCTGTAGGGTCCAGCACAAAGTTCCTTACTGCCCCTCCGACGACATAGACGTGCTTGCTCACACCCAGTCGCTTCGACAGGTCCGAGAGGAACTTCATCAGGGCCAGGCTGGCCTGATCGTCCATTGCAATGCGGGTTTGTTGAGCCACAGGCCACTCCAATGAGGTCCCCTTCTGTTCAAGGGGACCTCATAGGCGAACAACCGCCTAGAACCTGAAAAGCACCCTCATCCTCCGAAACATCTTGCAGGCGGGATTCCGCCACACCCGTCCAGTGAGGATCACGGTCCACACCCCGGAAAGACATCCCCTCAAGAATTGCAGCTTCACCTGTAGTGCCAGACCCACAAAAAGGGTCTACGACCACCCCTCCAGGAGGGCACACCACCCGAACCAGTTGCCGCATCCAACCCACCGTTTTCTCGGCGGGATGGTCGTGCTTGTGTTTTGAGACTGGGAACCCCTCAAACAGGTGAGACAACCGAGGTTCCCCCACCTGCATGTACCCCACCCCCCATTGTTCGTGGTTAGCCTTCGAGGATTGCTGTGTCCCCGGCTTACGAGCCAGCACCCACAGTTCTGTTTCCTGTACAAGCTGGGTAGACAATCCACCATCGACCAAAGGGGATTTGGGCCTACGGCGATGCAGACGACGGATCAGGATGTCAATGGTAGGGAGACCTGCACGTTCCAGGCCCTCCATCAGCCAATGGAGGCTGGACTGGAAACCCCAAAACACCCCATAGCCACCCGGCTTCAACACCCGGCTACATTGTTCAAGTACAGGATAAACCTGTTTCTCAAAACCAGGACGCATCGCCAAATGAGTCCGATGATGGGTTTGAAAATTGGCTCGTGTCCGGTTAGTGGGGGAATCCCAACCGAGGTAACGTGAATCCCCGCCCCCGAAAGGAACCATCATATTCCGACCAGAGGGCGGATCGGTAACAATGGCATCAGCACTGTTGTCTGGCCACGAACCCATCACATCAGCCGCATCCCCCAGACTCACATCATACATCAGAACCGACCCTCGCCCTCAACCTTGGGCTTCGTGTACTTGAGGCCCAGGTACTCAGCAATCTTCGCCGTGAAGTCCGTGTTCTCCGCGAGACCATCACCAACCCTGGTGTAGAGGCCTCGAAGGATCTCGTTGAACGTCGCGTCCTGGAACGTACCGAAGTCTCGTGCCAGCTTCTCGCGAATCGTGATGGGGTCGAGGTTGAGATGTTCGAGGATGGTGTCGATGTCGAGGGACCCCTTCTGGTAGAGGTTCATCAGAGCATCGAAGGTCTCGGTGTTGTCACGGAAGGAGAGCCTGGTGAACGAGAGGTGCGGGACGATGACCTGAAGGACACCATCCTCATCCTCCTCAACGAACCCCATCCGCAGACACATCGGCCGGAAGAACTGGTCCTCGACCAGTTCTTGCAGAGTCTCCCGCATCAGCATAAACCTGGTGTTGATGACCTCCAGGTTGATGCGGTCTCCCGAGTAGCTGGACTCACCCGACAACAGACTCTCGGTCACGCCCAGGCCGGCATACATATGCCGGTCGGTCATGTCGAAGACCCAACTCCAGTCAGGCAGCCGCTGGTCCGCACCCATCTCCTCCCAGGTGACCTGGAAGTTGGTGATGATCGAGAAGTCCGGGTCTTGCAGAGCAAGGTCAACCTGCTCTCGCAAGTCCTCCGTCTGCTCAGCGTTCATGTCCTCGGCGTAGATCAACCGGTAGGGCGTCATGTGCCGGGAAGCGATCGAAGTCAGTGATTGTCGGACCTTGTCGCGGAACACCAGTGTTCGGAGGCACCGTTCGAGGATGCTCTTGCCCCGTGGCTCGTACTGGGACTTCTTCCGGGCCATGTTGTAGTAGAAGGAACCGGCCTCGGGGTCCGTGTTGAGAGGGACGTTCATCCCCTCTGAGATAGCGGCCACCACATCTTGTGGCATCGAGTTCACGATGCGGATGGCGTTGGGGTCACCGGACTGGGCTCGATTGAAGATAGCCTTCGTCTTCGAGTCCGGGATCAGCTCGACCAGCTTCTCCTCGGTGAAGGGGAAGCTCTCGATGTGAATCTGCTCCGGGGGCAGGGTCCGCACCGCAGACCAACCCTTGTAGTTCTTCTTGAGCCAAGCGACGGCCCGCTCCTTGGCGTCCTCCCGAACGACCTTCCTCTCAACGACCTCGCCCTCCTTGGTGATCTCCCGAACGACCTCGTACTCGACCGTGTCGGGCATGTCGTCGGAGGTGTCCTCACAGAAGATATGGGCCTCACCAAGCAGGTTCCACTCGTGACTGATCTCCATCAGCCGGTGAAGGAGACCCACCCGCTTCGCCCAGTTCTCACAGAACCGGAGAGCCGCAGCCGCCAACTTCTCGTTCTTCGCTGCGGGTTTACGAAGCCGTACCTTGGACAAGGGAAGCTCGTCGAGCAGGTCGATGGCCTGCCCCACGAAGGGGTCGTGGTCGTAGAAGAAGCGGAAATAGTTGCGCTTCTCGTCATCGGACTGGGGCAGCTCCAGGAAGTCCGTGGACAGCTCGGGGGAGTAGAAGTTGCCTCCGGCACCCATGGAGGTGTTGCCACCTCCGCCTGCCAGGGAAGCCGCCCGCATCGAAGAAGTGAGGATCTTGGTGGGCTTTCCCACGGTCACACCCGCACGCTCCGCAATCTTGCGGACCACAATGGTGCTGTCAGGGTCATTCGTCCTAGCCATTCACCACCCCACCCACTAGACGCCTGAAGATGGCAAGGACGTAGCCGTCGTTGCCCTCCTCGCCTTGCTGGCGAGCAATCTCCAAGGCTCGTTGCCACAACACGCCCTGAGTCGGCAGAGCTTCAGAATCCAGCTCGGGCTCTTCCTCCACAGATTCTGGCTCTTCCTCGGGGACTACGTCCTTCCCCTCCAAGAATCCAAGCACCCGGCGAAGACGGTCCTGATACTCTTGCCCACGACGAGAGGGCCTGGAAACTCCAGCGGAACGTTCTCTCCCCTCTAGCCAAGAACACAGGGCTCGGGCCTCCTGCTTGATGTCCACCTCCTCCGAGGTGCCTTCCAGGTGCCCTATGGCCCCAATCAGGCGCTCCGCCTTGGCCAGCCGAGCCAACTTATCCCGATAGGGCGCATCCTCAGAAGCCTGGGACCGGGATGCCTGAGCACACACTGCCAACGCTGCACGGACGGCCTGGTGGGCACGAGCCAGGTGCGTGTGCAGCTCACGGTCAGCAGATGACCGGGAAAGTGTGGCGCGAAGACGACCCATCTAGTCCCATTTCTCCTTCTTGGTCAGGTAGCCCTGCTTGAAAGCGACCTTGAGCACGGTCTTGAGCAGGTTGATGTCTTCCGCAGACCCGTCGAAAACCGACTTCCACGAACCACCAGCCTGAGAGAATACCCGTGAAACACGATCGAACTCACTGGGAACCGGTGTGATTTTGCCGTTGAGGACCAGACTGGTCATCTTGAGCAAGAACCGATGGTCCGCACGAAGGGGCCACTGTGGGGTCAAACTTGCCATGAATCATCGGCCTCCCCGACCACGAGACGTATTCCGACTGAGGGCCGAGCGCTGCCGATCTGGGCTAGAACCACCCAGCCGAGTCCGAGCTGATGCCTTGCGCATCATCTTCGCCAGGTCCGTCGGGGTGGGGATGTTCCCACGGTGCCCCGGTCGGGTGTCTGTACCTGCAATATACTTTCGCTTACCGATGTGCTGGGTAGCCTCCCAGACCATTCGGACGAGGGCGTCTGAGTAGTCATCGTACTTGCCAGGTGCATTGGGGGCCTCGACCGTGATGATGTACTTCGAGTGCATCTCCGCCTGAAGTTCCATCATCTCCGCGATGTACTCTGCGTGCCACTCCCCACCCTCGGTCTCGACCTCGGGAGCGTCGAACAACAGCACCTTGCCCTCGTACATGAGGGTTTTGAAGTTGGCGAAGACCTGACTGGTGAGCTGCTTCGTGAAGAACACCGACTCACACTGGATCAAACCCTTGTTGTGCAGAGCCGTCTCGAACGGGATACCGGCCCACTGATCAAACAAGCCCTTCTCGATATAGAACTTCCTCGACAACCCGTGGATCCACGCCGTGATGTCGTCGAACGACAAACGGGTCAGGTTCTTGTAGTTTCCTTCGCCCGCTCGGATGCGCTCAATGTGGTCGAGCACGATGTTGCTCTGGTAGTCGATATGGCCAATGGCAACCGCGCAGTAGTCACCATCCACCAGACCCGCCGAGATGTCGATGCCCATGAAGTGGGGGGCTCGGGCCGGAGCCTTGAGTGCAGGGCTGTGACTGTCATCCACACAACGCAACAGAGCATTTGGCTCCAGCCAGCCCTTGGTACGGTTGGTGAAATCAGCCCCGAACTCGGTGAAGAAGCTGTCCTGGTCCGTCTCATACTCTTCTGCGAGGAACGAAGCCTCCACCGTTGGGTTGACTTCCCAGGTCGGTGCCTGGATACAGAGCATGTTCTGGGAAGCCAGGCCACCCATGAACCCCTGACGGTACTTCCGATAGAAGAACCCTTGCTTGCCCAGGGGGCTGGAGATGGACAGGATGCGGCCTTCGACCTTGCCTACTGCTCGACGACGGTTGTTCGGGTCCTTGGGGGAGAAAGCGGCCAGCGAGGGCTTGACAGCTCGGTAGATCTTGAGGGCGTCCGACTGCCCTGCATCGTTGAAGTGGGCAAGCTCGTCGAGGATGATGACGATGTTACCAGCACCACGGAGACCCTTGGCGACACAGCTCTTGAAACTGACCTTGATGGTGGCCTTGGCCGTGGGGTCGTCGGAGTACCGACCGAATCGCTGAATGTCCTCTGGCGACTGGAACTTCGCGTAGGACATCGTGTTGTTGGCGGTGTAGGGCTTGTAGAAAGCACAGTTACCTGTGACAATGTTCCCCTCCAGGGTGAACGTCCCATGCCCCTCCACCGTGGCACAAAACACCTCCTCCACCCGATCAGTCGCCTCAACCGACCGGACAGTCCAATACTTGTGGCGCTGCGCCTTCCCACCCCCTGCGGAGAGGAAGTTCTCCCGGTGCTGCAGAATCACGAAAAAGGACTCATCCAGATGGCTCCGCTGGAGTGCAAGAGAAAACATCGTATGAGGCTGGCCCGTGAGGTTGGACACCCTATCTTCGCGGCGGATGGTGAACGTCCCAATCCCCAACACGGCGCACACGTCTCGGACAAACAGGAGGTTGGCCTCAACCGCACTGCTAATAATGACCTGACCACCCTTGGAGCAGGACCCGTCTGCGGCGAAGTAGCCCATCAGCCACCCCAACAGGTAGCTGTGGTTCTCCTCGATGGAGGGCAGTTCCCGGAAGAAGTTTGGCAAGGCTCCGAAGCGGGTGGCGTTGATGCCAGGCTGGTCCGTCGAGGGGCAAAGAGCAAAGTACGGCTGAAGGTGGGAGTCCTTCTCCCCCACCAAGTTCACCGACGTGGCGTGACGCTGACCCTTTGAGGTGCTGCCGTCTCCAAAGGTAAACCCATGGGCGACACCGAAGGGTGAACCCGTCACCTTGTTCTTGTAGCTCCGGCCGTACACCTGCTGAAGCCGGTGCTTGCCGGGCCGCAATTCCGTGGTCTTGAACTCCCTGTAGCCCTTGCCTCGGTGTGGCTTCCGCTGGTCCAACGTGAGCCAACGGTGATCCCCCGTGCAGTGAATGACCTTCTCGACTCCTTGCCGGGAAAGCACCAACCTGTAGAGGCGCTGCCTGCCGAAGGACCGCACCGGTGCTGCTACCCAGGCCCCCTTCCCCGTCAGTACCGTGGGGGTCGTACCCGCCAACTCACCAATGGGTTTGATGCCATCAGCGGTAATCACCTCGGTGTCCCGAGCGAAACAGTTCGAGAAGTGACCGCTGGCCTCGTTGTACAACAGCCCGGCCTGATCCTTGTCCGTTGCGACCGAGATGAGCTGGATCACGTTCGTCTTGGGGATGCCGTAATAGAGCTGCGGGTTGTCCTTCAAGATGAGCTTGTAGACCTCGTAGGCCATCACGCAGGCACAGATGAACGTATTGTGGCTAGTCATTCCATTGGCGACGAATGACTCCCCGTCGGGCACGTTCAGGTCAAACACCGGATTGACCCCTTCCTTGATGTCCTTCACGGGATCGAAGAAGTAGTCCAGATCCAACAGGTGCTCAAAGTGAGCGATGACCTCAGGGTCGGCCCCGAGCCCCCGAGCCACTGGCAGCACTTGCTCCAACCGGGGGTAGGTCATCTCGTCCAGGGCTGCCGGCTTGATCGTGTTGCCCAGTACCTCCCGTAGGGCCGACCGACTCCATGCTTTTTTCTGACCCGGACGGGGATGCACAACGGGCACAGACTCTAAGAGACGCCGTGCCCAATCCCTCTGATGGGGGATTGACTCGGCATCCCCCCCTTCCTTCCCAGCGGCCTCCAAGGACTGGAGCAGGGGGTCCATTTTCTTCCTAGAATCAAACCCCACCCGCTCTGCGAAGCCCCTCCTGTGCCGAAGTCCACGGATGGTCAGAATCCAATAGACATTGCCCTTGATGGTTTTGGGCTTGATCCGGCTAACGATGCCCAGATTGAGCAACAGCGTCTGAACTTCCCGAGCAAGACGCCCACTGGCAGTGCTGTAGGATACGATCTTGCCTCCAGACTCGACCCCGCCATCCGTCTCAAACAACCCACGCAAAAATGCCTGTACCACGGGACGAGGCGACTGAAGGATGGACCAGGGCACCATCTTGGCATCCCGGTCCGTTCCCAACCTGAACCCCAAGTCGTGAAGGAACGCCCGCATCCCCACGCTGCCAAACTTGATGGCCCCGGTGTTTTCCGTGCGCTTGTCCATCACCACGGAGTAACCGCCCAACAAGCCGGTGTAGAGGGCTTTCAGGGTGTCCCACGTCTCGTCATGCTCGACGGTGACCTCGACTCGGCCCTTGTAGTTCCACAGACCATCCCCCACAAGGTAGCCCAGAAAGCGTCCCCAGTCCTCCGTCAACTTGTCTGGGAACTTCAACTCCCGGTAGCCCGCGGCATTGTGGAAAGGAGTGCAGTCAACGTACTCCGACGCCCACAGGTCAGTGTTCCGGTGGATGCACACCACGTCCCCGACTGCCAAATCCGCCAGATAACGCCAAGCCACCACACCTTGCTCAGTGAGCACCTTGATCCGGTGGTTGTCCGTCCCCCCTAGATGATAGCCACACCGGGTCGTCAGAGTTCGAGTTGCCTTCACCCCACCGTTGTAGAAATAGGCCGACCGGGACTTTTGAGCCCCCTCCTGAGCCACCCCCACTTCAAGGACTTGAACTTCAGGACCATCTGGGTCGCCCATTTCCTCGATGCGTCGGATGCCCCCATCCGTCAACACGAGACTGTCCCCGAGAATGCACTTGCCTGAACGACGACCGATGGAAAGCACCAGCTCTCGGCGCTCCTCCCCCGCGATGACCTCACTGATGTTGCTGCGACCCTCATTGAACAGGAACCGGAGATACTCAGCCTCCGTCATGTACCGAGGGTTCTCTCGCCGCCAGTCTGTGATCTTGACCCGGAACTTGTAGTACCCGGTCTCATCCTCCATCCCAGCCCCTTCAGCGACCACCTCTGCCTCGGAACCACCTTCATCAGGGAGGAAAGCCTGCTCCTTGTAGGCCGGATGATCTGTGGGGATGGGCTTGTTGAGGTCGAACCCATAGGGGTTGTCGTCGAGAGGGATGCCGTAATGGGCCTTCAAAATCACCCGCTGTACCGGGTACAACGGAATGTTGAGTCCCCAGGTGGACTCGACAAACGTGATGATGTCAACCGCCCGATAACCAGACTGCTGTTGCCTGCCGGCTTCGAGGGCGATGTCCGCCAGGCGACTCATTAGGTGGACCCTCCTAGATCGACTTCTTCATCCGCGTCTTCGCTTCGTCCTTCCAGTCATCATCCACCATGTTGGAGAACCGGCTGAAGACCGTCTCGATCTGCTCGGGTCGGAGGTGGGCGAAGTTCATCGCCTCACGGAAAGTGTCCATGATCTGTCGGAACAGCACCGCAAATGCTGGGGACTCCATGTCGATATTCCGCGTGGTGAGCTGGTCCATACGCTTGAGCCACGTCTCTGCCGTGGCTCGAAGGGCCTGCACACGCTTCGAGGACAATCCTGATGTGTCCTTTCCCTCGCGAGCAGCCTCCAGGCGCTCGAACTTGAGGCTGGCAGCTTCCTCGCCGAGGCCCATGATGATGGCCTGGAGCAAGTCCGCCGATTCAGGATTACGCCGCATCTGCTCAAGGATGTCGTCGGCGTTCATCACCGCATCCTTGCGCTTGAGGACCTCCGCCACAGTGGCGTTGGCAGGACCAACATCCACGACGTTCTTACGGCCTGGCTTCCCCTTCATAACGATGGGGTCGCCGAGCTTGTTCGTCTGAACTACGTCCGTGTCGGCAAGATCCGACACAGCCTTGTACTTCTGCTCACCCTTGGCCGTCAGCACCCGCACACGAGTTGCACTTGGGGGAATCTTGGCCAGGAGGTCAGCTCGGAGCTGCTTATCCTGGGCACTCTTACGGGGCATGAGCGGGCCTCCTATGTGAACTCAGGCGGATAGGGTGACGGGTCGCCCTGGTCCATGAACCCTGGCTTGACCGTCGCCGCCAACACGAAAGCACTCGCGGCACCCCACTCTACCACCTCCATGCGATGCTCATCACCGTGGGCTACAGTCGTAGAGATCGTCACAGTGTCGATGCCATCCGAGACGGCCGTGAACCCAGGCAGAGCCAAGATAGCAGCCGCGAGGTTGGCGGCCAGAGCGATGTCGTTGGCCCCCACAGCGAAATCCACTCCGGGACGAAGCTCGAACGCGCCTACCCGGATGAGATGCTCGCCAGGCACACAGTTGGCCTGCACAACAGCAACATCAGCCGTGGCGGCTACGACCCCTCCTGGAGCCCTCACCCGAGCAATCAGACCGTGACCCAAGCCACGCTTGACCCAGGAGAATGTCTCCGTCTGCCGAATAGGGGCAGGCTGCCCGAGGGCCTTGACCGTCTGGCTCGGATCCGTCCCAAACGGATGCACAGGGACATGAATCGTGAACGCCGGGCCACTGCGGAACTTGTCTGCCATCGGATCCCCCTAGAAGTTCCAGCCATCACCGAACAGTACGTCCCCGATGTTTTCCGTGACCGAGGGGTCATCCAACTCGACGTTCATCGAGTCACCGAGGTTGAACTCTCCGGGGTTGAACAGTGACGCCGTGATCTCGTGATCTGAAGCGTTGGCCACCTGGAGCATCTTCCGCTTGAAATCCGCCGCATCCTTCGGGATCTGGTGGAGAAGCTCCTTGCCGTACTTCGTGCAGACACCATTGGCGTTGGCCAACGTGCACCCAGCACATCGGTCCATCGCCTTGACGAACCGAATCTGGTTTGCCCGGTGCAACGACGCGGACTTCTCGCAACCCGTGGACCCCGTCTTCGACGCATAGGCCTCGGCGTCAACGTAGAGGTGACCCGAAAGCCCCTCGTGCTCGTCACGAAGCATCGCGATGAGACCCTCACCCGCTGCCCGCAGGGGGCTAGCAAACCGGATGGTCATCAGAGCCGTGAGGTCATCCCCCGCCATCCCCTCGGACATCTTCTGGCGGACCCAGCGGGCCATGCTCTGGAACTCGGCGACCCGGATTCCACTGGCAGCCGATGCCTGACGCATCGCCTCCTGATCGGCTGCCAGCTTCTTAGGCCTGGGACCCTGCTGGAGAGCCCGCTTGATGACGGGGCCACCGTACTCCTGAGCTGCCGCCGACCGCTTCATCGCGACCTTGCGAGTGCCCGAGGAGTTGGCGTAGGCCGTGGCCAGCTTGAGCATCTCCTCAGGAGTGCCCTGCTCTAGGGCCAGACGTGCCTCCTTCTCAGAAAGCTGCCCGGCATCTAGCATCGCTACAACGTGGGCACGAGCCTTGTTACCCTGAACCCTGGACAGCTCCGCCTGAGCGAACGCGGTCCACACTTTTCGAACGGCCTGCCGATGAGCGGTGACTCGGGTGCCATCCCCATCGTACTGGGCCACCTTGGGCATCTGGTTCGCCCGAGCCAGAGATTCGGCAGCCTTGCGGATGGCCTCCGGGCTCGCCTTGGAGTGGCTGAGCTTGAGCACGTCAGCCTGGGAGATGAGCCCAGCCGCTCCTGCCTTCTGTACGGTCACCAGGGCCGCCTTACGGGCCCTGGCCTGGTCATCCCTGGCAACGACCTGCCGAACTTGGCGGGGGGCCTCAGCAGCCATCCTCCTGGCCTCTGAGAGGGTCACCCGGTCAGCCGGGCGGACATCCACCGGCTTCACCGAAGCAGTGTGCCCCACCTCACGAGGTCCAGTCAGGAACGCGAGCTGGAGGGTCTTCTTCGGGTCGCCACCGACGCTGGCCACCTTGTAGCCAGCCGCTGTCAAGTTCGCCGTGTAGATCTTGAGGGCCTTCTTCCAGGGCACCTCGGAGACCATCTCCATCCCGAGCTTGGCAGCAACCGCCGGATCCTCGGTGAGTACATAGCGAGCGGTACGAGCGACCTTCCGAAGCTCCTTGGCCCACTTGCCATTCCGCAGACCTGGAAAGGCACTGGCCCGAACAAACACGTTGCCCGCGACTCCGTGATCCGCTGCGATGATGCCTACTGCCTTGGATGCCATCTTCTTGTCGAGGTTGGCGTGCAGGTAGTTGGCGATCTCCCCCATCGTCCGACCATAGTGGGACATCCGCACGGCCTTCTTGAGATGCCAGGAGGCATCCCCAGCATTCTTCCCTACACCAGGCGTCGCGGGACGACCGGACTCGATGGAGTCCTCGTAGTTCGCGATCTCCTTGTCCCGGTTCGGGACGAGAGCGAGACCATCCGTTCTCCGGTTCACACCCCAGGCCTCCTCCAGCTCGATGGAGGAGTTCAACGGGGGCTTGTCCGGGCGCAACTCCTTGGGGAGTCGGGCAGGGTCCTGCTCTTGAGTGGGGTCGAGCCAGCTCAGGTCCGCCAGACTGGCAGCGTGCTGCTCAGCAGCAGTCATGTGCAGGCCACCCTCGTTGGGGGACAGCATATCCCCCAGGTCGAAAACACCCTCGTCCTCGTCTACGAAGGACAGATCCCCAAAGTCATCGGCCTCCTTGGAGTCACCCTCGCCGCTCATGAGCCCATCGGGAAGAGCGGACATCCCCTTGGTCTGAGCAGGGGTGATGGGGCCTGACATACCACCCAGGTCCCCGTGGTTCCGAAGTCCCTCACCCAAGGTCTGGTCGTGATGGAAACCATCAAGGCCATAGTTGGACCCTTCAGTCCAGGTGAAGTCATCCGACGGAAGGTCTGACCCCGCCATGAACGCATCCTCCCAAGACGCCTGCTTCTTCTTGGTGCTCATGAAGGGCCTCCCTCGTCCATTTCAGCTTCTTCACCCTCGGCCCAATCCTCGGGGTCTTCCTTGATCTCATCCACGTCATCCATGATCTGCTGGACCTCTGAACGGGCGCGGGGGTCTCCACCGGAGTCGTTCACGTCGGGATGCCAGTGGATGGCCTTGATCTCATCATCGAGTGTATCTGCAATGGAGGACAGAGCCTCATCACAGTTCGAGAGCTGCTTACGGATGTCCTTCACGGGCATCACATAGCCCTTGCCCCCGAGATTCCCATCAGGAGAGATCCTCTGACTCTTGATCTTCGTGAACGTCGTGCGGGCGGTCTGGATGTGACCAAGCGCCATCAGCACACTGCGGAGGGTCCGAGCAAGGGGCTCAAGATTCTTGCCGTCGAACTTGTAGTCGGGGTCGATGTTCCGCTCGGAAGAACCAGGTGGGTTCCAGCCCCACTCGTGGTGGTCCCCGCCCCGATCCTTAATGAACCGGACCTCGCCAGCCGTCTTCGACCGTGTCGGCCGCAAGGCCGCCCGCACGAAACGTGCAGTGACTCGCTCAACGGCTTGTTTCATCTGGCGGTTATCGGACACGAGGGGTTCTCCTCCGGCTTCTACTGGTTCGCTGGTATAGGCTCACTAGCGCCCAACCATTGAGGGCTCCAGGTTGAAGTCCTTCTTCATCAGGTCCCAGTT